GACATTCCCGAAGTCAAAATTATATTCGATGGTTATGCTGATCTAGAAACCGAAGACGAATACATTGAAGGTGGCAATACAGATATGGAATCGTATGCTATCTTCATTCACAAAGATTCTCTCACCGAAGAGTTTCAATTTCCCGAACACGATATGACACCTTGGGCTCTCATTCATAGACCCAAAGAAGAGGTGTGTCTGTACGCATGGTATGATGTTGTTGGTGATTACTGGGACATTCTACCACTTGAAGAACGAGTTTATGATACCGCAATGAAAGAAGATGATGTAATGAAGATTCTTCTTGGACTAGAGGAGAAATATTTTGTCTAAAACTGCACTTATTACTGGCGTGACTGGTCAAGATGGAAGTTATCTTGCCGAACTTTTACTACAAAAAGGTTATGAGGTTCACGGGCTTGTGCGTAGAGCAAGCAACGGAATCAATACAACAAACATTGACCACATCAAAAGTGATCTTAAGTTGCACTATAGCGATTTAAGTGATTCTGCTAATCTACAGAATATCATCATGCGGGTCAAGCCTGACGAGGTCTACAATCTTGCGGCTCAAAGTCATGTTGGAGTAAGTTTTCAGGTTCCAGCGTTTACTGGCGAAGTGAACGCAATGGGTGTTTTGTACATGCTTGAAGCAATTCGTGAACTCAACAAAGAGAAACAAGTAAAATTCTATCAAGCATCTACAAGCGAACTCTACGGGCTTGTGCAAGAAACTCCACAAAAAGAAACCACACCATTCTATCCAAGATCACCATATGCAGTTGCCAAACTCTATGCGTATTGGATCACAGTCAATTATCGTGAAGGCTACGGCATTCATGCATCAAATGGCATTCTCTTCAATCATGAATCTCCACGCAGAGGTCCAGAGTTTGTCACAAGAAAAATTGTACAAGACTTAATCAATGCATTCTGGTCTTCAGATCAAAGTGTGCGTTTGCGTTTGGGTAATCTAGATGCATTGCGTGATTGGGGTCATGCAAAAGATTATGTTCGTGCAATGTGGCTAATGGTTCAAGAAGACAAACCAGATGACTATGTGATTGCTACAGGTGAACAACATTCTGTTCGTGAGTTTTGTGAACTTGTTGCAAACTACATAGGATTCAAGATTAAGTGGGAAGGCGAAGGGCTGAATGAGATTGGTCGATGCGATGACGATGGAAGAATTCTAATTGAAGTTGCTGAGGAATTCTATCGACCAGCAGAGGTTCAAACTCTTCTTGGCGACAGTACGAAAGCAAGAACTAAATTGGGTTGGCAACCAGAGTACAGTTTTAGAAACTTGGTTGTTGAGATGTGTGAAGATGAATACGAAAAAGCAGGATTAAATTTCTATGAAGATAGCCTTAGCGACTGGAGGGTTTGATCCTCTACATAGCGGTCATATTGAGTATTTCAAAGCCGCAAGAACTTATGGTGATATTCTAATTGTCGGTATCAATAGCGATGATTGGCTAACAAGAAAGAAAGGTCGTGCATTCATGCCTTGGGGTGAGAGATATTCAATCATCTCAAATCTAAGCATGGTGCATCAAGTTGTTGACTTCAATGATGACACAAACAATAGCATTCATTGCATTCAGAAATTGCTTGATGAGTATCCAGAAGACGAAATCGTTTTCGTAAATGGTGGTGATCGTGATCATACAAATGTGCCAGAACAGGTACACTTCAAAAATAATCCAAGAGTAACTTTTGAGTTTGGTGTTGGCGGTAATGATAAGCGTAACAGTAGCCGCTGGATTCTTGATGAATGGAAAGCACCAAGAACTGATAGAGTGTGGGGTCATTATCGTGTGATTCATGAGACTGGTAAAACATTCAAAGCAAAAGAACTTGTGGTTGAACCAGGTAAAACTCTGAGTATGCAAAAGCATGAGAGAAGAGCAGAGTTTTGGTTTGTTGCTGAAGGTTATGCTACAGTCTATACACTCGACAGTACTGGTAAAGAAATCATGATTGGTGTCTTTGGTCAACATCAAGACATTTGGATACCAAGAGAGAGTTGGCATCGTTTAGTAAATGAAACAAAAGAACCATTGCGTTTGATTGAACTTCAATACGGAGAGGAATGTTCGGAAACGGACATTATGAGAAGATGAAATATGTCCCAGTTATACCAGTAAGTGTAGGCGAACTCATTGACAAAATCACTATTCTTCAGATAAAATTACTAGAGATCAAAGATGAAGAAAAGTTAAAGAATGTAAAAAAGGAATATGAGTTGCTTACCTCAGAGCCAATCTATCAAGACTTGAAACCACAAATTGGTAAATACATCAATGAACTATTTGTGGTGAATCAAAAGTTATGGGTGCTTGAAGATGACATTCGCAAGTGTGAGAAAGCAGAATCATTTGATGAGGTTTTTATCTCATGTGCAAGACACATATATAAAACAAACGATGAGAGAAGTCGCATCAAAAAAGAATTGAACTTGAAATTTGGATCTGAATTAGTTGAAGAAAAATCGCATGGAGAATGATATGATTAAACTTTTAGACATGGGTGATCATTATGTAAGTGACTTCATTAAGTCACAGAATGATTACGAAGGCAGAAAGAAATACAGTCTTGATTTGTATCTTGATGAAGAACTTGGCGCACCACGATTGAAAGATTTGGCACCACCAGAAACAATGTGGGGTCAATATTGGTATCGTAGCGGTATCAATACAAGTATGACAGTTGAACTTCAAGGCATTGTCGCAGAGATTACTTCTCGATTCAAACTCAAAGACGATGACATTTGGCTTGACATTGCATGTAACGATGGCACTCTACTCAAAGCAGTACCAAGCAATCTCAAGAAAGTTGGTATTGATCCAGCAGACAATTCTTATCACAAAGAATCTTCACAAGTTGCAGAAGTCATTCAAGATTACTTCAGTCTAGATGCATGGAAGCGAACTTCAGTAGGCAACAAGAAAGCAAAAGTCATTACATGCATTGCCATGTTCTATGACCTCGACAATCCACATCCATTCGTAGAAGACTTGTATAGCGTACTTGATGACAATGGTCTTCTTGTTTTGCAGATGAGTTACACACCACTCATGGTCAAGCAAATGGCATTTGACAATATCTGCCACGAACATGTTTACTACTACGATCTAAAGAGCATTGAAAAACTTTTCGACATGCATGGATTTCAAGTTGTTGATTGTTCATTGAATGACACCAATGGTGGTAGTTTCAGAATCTATCTACGCAAGACAGTTGCAAATAAAGACAGTTTTGCTACTGCACCTTTGCGTGATGTTTGTGATTATCGTGTGAACACAATTATGAACTATGAAAAGAATGTACTCGACATTTCAAATCCAAGAGTTTGGTGGGAGTTTCAGATTCGCTTAGATGAATTGCGATCAAAAGTTGTTCGTTTCATTCGTGAACAGAAAGCAGTTGGCAAGACAATCTATGGCTATGGCGCAAGCACAAAAGGCAACACCTTGCTACAATACTTTAATCTAACGCATGATGATGTGAATGCGATTGCAGAGCGAAGCCCATACAAGTTTGGTTTGAAGACAATTGGTACAGACATTCCAATCATTAGCGAAGATGAGATGCGTAAAGCAAGACCAGACTTTGCTTTGGTTCTACCATGGCACTTCATTAACGAATTTGTGAACAGAGAGAAATCATTCTTAGACAACGGCGGTTCGTTTATCGTACCTTGTCCAGACTTCAAACTGATATGAAATTTCACAAAGTAGTTTTCTACAATCAATGGCGAAATGGCGATTGCTTTTTGCCAAAAGAATATGTGCGGGATATTGTCAATCAATATCCTATCATAGATTTTGAGTTTGCACATAACAATCATCCTAGCATCATTGCTGATCTTGTACTGAAGCACACTCGCTTAGATTCAATACCACAGTTTCCGATGCCTATGCGTATGGCAACTACTCAAGATGGTAAAGTTGCATTCGTCAATACATGGGTTGGTTGTTGGATATTTGGTGAAGACGCATTGATGGGTGAGAAAGATCATGCAAACTTTTATTTGCTTCACAAGATGTGGAGTAGATTTTATGATGCACTTGGTGTGCAAATGAAAGGTGACTACAAGTATTATTTGCCCACTATTCGTTGGAAGTCTTTTGATATGAGTGAGCCAGAAGAATATCTCAAGCGAATAGAAGGCAAGCGTTTGGTTTTCTTTTCAAATGGTAAACAACAAAGCGAACAGAGTAGCATGGGCGACATGCGAAACATCATTCGTAACCTTATCGAAGAGTTTAAAGACATTGAATTCTATGCGACTGACCCTGTAGACTTTGAAGCACCCAATCTAACTGTATGCACACATGAAAGCGGCTTTCTCAATCAGTTGTCTTATATCAGCACAAAAGCAGAATTGATTATTGGTAAGAATAGTGGTCCATTTACCTATGCACATGTGAAAGATAACATCAATGACTATAAGAAAACATTCATGTGCTTCAGTCACAAGATGAAAGATTGCTTGCTTGGCGAAGGTGAGTATCTTTGTAACTCTCATTTCAATGACACCACAGATGACAATGATGCAACAAAAATCATTAGAGATATTATTCAGAATCCTAAATACGAAAACATCGAAAAACCTACGAGATTTTATTACATATGAAAAAAATACTTATTGTAACAGGACCAGAAGTTGAATGCGGCATCTATCAATATGCATGGGCGGCATATAACATTCTCAAGCATTCGACAAAGAATCAATACGATTTTCTGCCAACAGATAATTCAGAAGAATTTATGCGCCGAGTGCGTGACTATGATGTGGTGATTTACAATCATCATCCACACACATTGAATTGGTTATCAAGTGGTATCACTCGACCATTGCATAATGATGGTGTAGTCAAACAGATTGTAATCTATGGTCACGAACACAAAAACAAGTTTACTGGTGCAGATGCGTACATTGTAACTGATCCATATGCAGAAGTTTCAGAAAATGAATACAATGGTATGCCACCAGTTAAGTATTATGAAAACATCGATTACACCGCACCTAAAGGTGTTGTTAAGATTGGTACGAGTGGAATCGGTAATCGCACAAAGAATCTACCGCAGATTATCAATCTCATCAATGAACAGTTTACTGAAGAGGTCATTCTCAATCTTCATGTATCAGATGGCAAGTTTGTTGATCCTTCAGGCAGACTATCTGAAGACTTAACAAACATCGTAAAGCGTAGAGCAAATCCAAATGTAAGAGTGCAAGTAACGAGAGCATTCTTAGACAAGAAAGAATTAGTATCATGGCTAAACGAAAACGACATTAATCTTTATTGGTATGAAACACCAAATGTACCTGGTGTAAGTGGTTCAATTGATCGTGCAATTGAGTGTAAGAAACCTTTTGGAGTGAATGAATCATCATTCTTGTCACATGTACGAAGAGATTTTAACGACCTCAACAAAGTATCCATCAAGCAAATACTCGCTGGCGGAATCGAACCTTTTAGCGAATTCTATAATACATGGAATCCAGAAAAGTTCATTGAACACTACGAGAGCATCATTGAAAAAGTTTGAGTTGGTACTTCAAGGTGAGTACTCACCAATAACGAAAACAATTATTGAAGAGTACTCTAAACTTCCATTTGTGGAAAGAATTATTCTTTCCACTTATGAGGCTGGCATTTGTCATGAAATACCAAACGAAGTTGAATTGGTTCTGAATGATGTTATAGAACCAAGAGGCACTGGCAATCGTAATCTACAGATTAACACAAGCCGCAATGGTCTTGCATTGACAGAAGGTAACTATTGTGTTAAGATGCGTACTGATCAATTGATTCGTGACATGCAAAGAATGTACGACTATTGGTTGAAGCGACATGAAGACGGTAAAGTATTTGTTATGGGAATGTATCGTTTGTTTCCATATCATCCAAGAGACCATGTTTTTTGGGGTAGAACTGAAGATGTGAAAAATGTTTTTGACATACCGTTTGATATTGATCGTGGTATGGATCAAAACTACAATTATAAAACAAGAGCAGAAACTTACATTGGGCAATTCTACTACGCAAGATTTGACGAAAGCATTAGAGAGCATATAGATAATCCATTAGAGTTTACAGTTGATCGTGCGCCAAGACGAAATGAAGCATTGACAAAAGACTTTCGCATTCGCAATCAAGTCTTTGTTCCATTTCCAAGAGTAAGTTTGGCATGGCCGAAGCATGGACTAGAAGAGTACCACTACCATGTGGGAGAAGCATATTCAGAATATTGGGGTGACGATGATTAAATTATTGATTCTAGATGTTGATGGTGTTCTTACCGATGGTAAGAAATACTATGATCGTGAAGGCAATGTTCGCATGAAAACATTCTGCGATAAAGATTGGACTGCCATTAAGCGTTTTCGTGCATTAGGTATCAATGTTATCTTCTTGACAGGTGACCCATTCAATGTTACAATAGCAGAGAATAGAAACATTGATGTTTATGTCAATCGTTCATCGGATGGAGAACATAGAGATAAAGTAGAATTCTTGGCAGACATTTGTATTGAATACGAAGTTGCACCTTCTGAAGTTGCATATGCTGGTGATGATATCTTTGATGCAAGAATCATGAAGGCAGTTCACTATGCATTTTGTCCAGCAGATGCGCCCGGCGAAGTGAGAAAGATTGCTACTACTTCTTTCGGTATGGGTGGACAGAATTTTGTGATGGACTTATTTGACTGGATGCGTAATCGAAACATGTTGCCAGAGTATGACTTTAACGAACACTTAGAAAAAGTATATGAATTGGATCGAAAGGAAAAATTTTAATGTATGACTTTGCACTTTATGGTCATTTAACTTTTGACGAAGTATATCACGATGGTTATCTTTCTACCAACATTGGCGGTATCGCAAATGTATGGCGTGCATTGAAAGAAATTGACAAGCGACTGAACATCTACACATGCCCATTGCACATTGGCGAATCTAAAATCGTCATTGAAAACGACAAGAAAGACAATTATTCAAATCTTAATCGCTTTGAATTGTTTCTTGGTGAAGCAGTTGAGGCGAAGTTATCGCATGTTGCATATGTAAACGAATTAGATAGTCCGGGTCTTGTGAGAGCATTAAAAGGTGTGAAGACGGCAGATGTATGCACAACAAAAGAGAATGAAGGCACACCACTTGCACTTGAGATTGCAAACGAATTTGATTTTCTTTTTGTTGCAGAAGATCAGATTCATCTCATTCCAAAAGAATTCAATCGTAGACTTGTGGTTCATGGACCAAAAGAAACGACAGTCTTCAAAGCAGGCGAACAAATCGCACACTATTCAAACGCAAGCCAATATCTAACTGGTGTGAATGTGCTTGGTGCTGGTGATTACTTTGCCGCATGTTATATGTACGGCATCATTCACGGTCGCAACGATGATCATTGTGCTGAAATGTCGCAACGACTGACAACAAAATATCTAAAGGATCGCAATGAAAAAGCCTAATGTGCTTGTTCCTATGGCAGGTTTAGGTAGTCGCTTTCAGAAAGAAGGCTTCACCGTACCAAAGCAGTTGATCAATGTAAAAGACAAACACTTGATCGATCTATCGCTTGATTGTCTAGTACTCAAAGATGTAAATCTTACCTTTGTCATTCGTGATGAACATGTTTACAATTTTCGCATGGATGAAATTCTGCGCCAGAAGTTTGGTAGCGATGTGAACATTGTAGTGATTGATCATTTGACCAGAGGTTCCGTTGAAAGTTGTTTGTATGCAAGAGAGTTTATTGACAACGATGAACCACTTGTGATTCACACACTTGATATTGAGTTTGCACCACGATTCAATCCGCATGAGATGTACAAGATTGATAGCGATGGCATCATTCTCACATTCAAATCAAATAGCACGAACTACTCTTATGCAAGAAAAGATGGTGACTATGTTGTAGAAACCGCAGAAAAGAAAGCAATCAGCGGTGATGCGTGTGTTGGTATCTACGGCTTTCGTTCTGGCAAAGACTTTTGTAACTTTGCTGAACAGATGATTCAGCAAGACATTCGCACAAACAACGAATTCTATATTGCACCGCTTTACAATCTATTCATTCAAGCAGGCAAGCGAATCACTACATTTGAAGTTGACAAGATGCATGTCTTTGGCACACCAGATGAATTTCGATTCTATAAGAACAATGTTGTCAAACGCATTGGCGACAAGCCTATCGCATTATGCTCTGACCATTCAGGATATGAAGCGAAAGAGTTGATGAAGAAAGTTTTAGATGATGCAAATCTAAAATATATTGACTATGGCACAATCGTAAATCGTGACTGTAACTACAAAGACTACATTGCACAAGCAACAAAAGCACTCTCAGAAGGTGAATGTGACTTTGCATTTGCATTTTGTCGCACAGGACAAGGTGTTAACATATGTGCAAACAAATTTAAAGGCATTCGTTCAGCATTAATCTATGATAAATTTGCGATGGAGATGGCAATTAGACACAATTGCGCCAATTTCTTTGCAATTCCGTCAAAAGAATTAGATGTAAGTACTGCCAAAACTTACCTATCAATTGCACTAAATACTTCATTCGATGGCGGAAGACACCAGATTCGTGTTCAGGAACTAGAATGATAGTATCGAACATTGATCAGTATTTCAAAGGATGGTTCGTAGGTGACTTTTCCCCAAGCATATATAGAAACACATCTTTTGAAATAGGTCATCACAAACATAAACAAGGAGAGCCTACATACCCCCATTATCATAAAGTTACTACAGAATTAAATTATATTATCAAAGGTGAATTGAAAGTTTCTGGACAAATTTTAAGAGAAGGAGATATGTGGATATACGAAGCCAATGAAGTATCGGATGTTGAGTTTTTATCCGATGTAGAATTAATTGTTATTCGCTGGCCGAGTGTTCCATCCGACAAGTATGAAGTTAATCGCACATAGAGGGCTAACAAACGGTCCGACAGATTTAGAAAACAGTCCTGATCAAATCGAATATGCTTTACGAATTGGTTATGATTGTGAGATTGATGTGTGGAAGCACGGCAATCAACTATATCTCGGACACAATGAGGCTCAATACGAAGTTCCAGAGAGTTTTCTTAGAAACGATAAACTCTGGATCCATGCCAAGAATCTTGAAGCATTACATTTTTTATGTTTGAATTCATCAAAATATCATTTCTTTTGGCATGAAGGTGACGCATATGCCGTCACAAACTATGGCTACATTTGGACATATCCTAAACAAGACTTAACTGATATCAGCGTATGTGTAATGCCTGAAACATTCATGCCACTTGAAAAAACGAAAGAACTCAAGTGCTATGCAATATGTTCAGACTATGTAGACCAGATTTAATCAACCTTTAAAAGGAGAATGCATGAAGTCAATTCATAAGATTTCATTGTTTATGCTTATCTGTTTCGGTTTGATTTTTGTATATCTTAAACAAGCATCATTTGCAGGTGTACCACAATATAATGTGCCATTCGAAAGAATGACAAAAGATACACAAAAACAAATCGAGTGTTTAGCAGAGAACATTTATTTTGAAGCACGAAATGAACCACTTCAAGGGCAGTATGCCGTGGCATTTGTTACAATGAATCGTGTAAACTCTTCATACTTTCCAGATACTATCTGCGATGTGGTAAAGCAGAAAACGAAAGTTGAAAGTATTGGAAACAAAAGAGTGGTATGTCAATTTTCATGGTGGTGTGAAGAAACTCCAAAGTACATCTCTACCAATAATGTCTTGACAGAAACGAATAATATGAAGTATAATGAGATTGTAAAAGTAGCCATTAACTTTTATGTGAACTATGAAAAATTAGAAGATCCAACAAAGGGGGCATTGTTCTACCATGCTGATTATGTTAGTCCAAACTGGAAAAATTTACAGAAGGTAACACAAATTGGCAGACACATTTTTTACGAAAGGAAAGATAATGTTACCATTAATTGATAGAAGCAACGCACTCATAATTGTTGCAATCACAATTGTTGTTGTAGGTATTCTAATCGTAGCAAATTCTGTAATGGGAAAAATTCTTATGGCAGACAACATTAGCAATGCGATTGAGAAGGGTATTGATCCGATTACAGTACGATGTGCATATGCACCAGCAACCGACAATGTTTGTCTAGCGTATGCAATTACCCATCAACAACTTGAGGCACCGGAGGCACCAGCCAAAAAGCGATGAATATAAAATTAAATATCTTATCGTCAAAAGAGTTTGAAACAAAGATCAAAGAATTGATGAAAGAAAAATCTCCAATTACAATGATCGATGCGGTAGTACTCTTTTGCGAACAAAACAACTTAGAAATTGAAACTGCCGCATCTCTAATTACCAGTAAGATGAAGAATGTAATTGAGAGTGAGGCAATCAAAGGAAGAATGATTACGACAAAAAATGCTAAGTTACCTATATGAAGATGGAAGCAATTGATGCATACAAAATATACCTTGGCATAAAGAATCATTTCACACTTGACAAATACGACTACATCAAGTATAATCGTAAGGTCAATGTGAGTTATGATTCTTTTCTGAAGCGAAGGGATAAAATATTTTTTGCTAAGTTAGGAAATCGAAAAGACAAGTACCTTGAAGATTTTCTTGTGGCGAATATGATACACGACCCGAAGGTTTGGGTTGGTGAACTTCTATCAGATGAATGTGAGAATAGGTACAAAGACTGGCTGAGAAAAAAGCAATCTCTTACCTATCTTTTTAAAAACGAAATGTCTTTTATCGAAGGATGGAATTCAGAACAGATTAATAGTTGGTTTGGAGTTAACGAAGGAGATCATCCAAACATCATCAAGAAATACTTGCGAGGTGAAATTAGTTTAGAAACACTCACAATACTAAACTCAATTATGGAGTTTACCAAGCGGTATGATAAAGAGATTATTGATCCAGTTTATAAAGAGGTAAGTCAACTATGCAAAAAATACCAGCCATTTTTAGAGTACGACAGAAGCAAAATGAAAAGAATTTTGAAAGACCTAGTGGAACAATAGCACCACCCTCTTTATGGCGAAAGAGAAAAATTTGTGCGCTATGTCTATCAAAAAAGAATCTTGAACGACTATATACTAATGTACATCATGAGAATAGTGGACAAGATAAACATACGGTTTAATACATTTACATACGGAGAAAATATATGGCAAATTCATTCGCAGAACTACGCAAGTCACGCACCAAAGATTTGGAAAAGTTGACAGAGCAAGTCAACAAACTCAACTCTAAAGATGGCGAAAAGAAGTCCTATGAAGATGATCGCTTCTGGAAAGCAACGGTCGACAAAGCAGGTAACGGATTAGCAGTTATTCGTTTTCTTCCTGCCGCCGAAGGCGAAGACATGCCTTGGGTTCAACTCTTCTCACACTCATTCCAAGGACCTACTGGTCAATGGTACATTGAGAATTCCCTCACTACGCTAAACAAAAAAGATCCAGTCTCAGAGTATAACTCTGTGCTATGGAATTCTGGTCTTGAATCTGACAAAGAGATTGCCAGAAAGCAAAAGCGTAAACTGCAATACATTTCCAACATCTATGTTGTTAAGGATCCAGCCAATCCTGACAACGAAGGTAAAGTTTTCTTGTTCAAGTATGGCAAGAAAATTTTCGACAAACTCAACGATATGATGAATCCTGAGTTTGAAGATGAATCACCAGTCAATCCATTTGACTTGTGGGAAGGTGCGAACTTCAAACTGAAGATTCGCAAAGTAGAAGGCTACACTAACTATGACAAGTCTGAATTTGATTCACCTGCTCGACTGAGTGAAGATGATGATGACCTTGAAAAGATTTGGAAGTCTGAACACAAACTCTCTGAGTTTCTTGCAGAAAGCAATTTCAAATCTTATGACGAATTGAAAAAGCGTTTGAATTTGGTTCTTAATCTTGAGAATGATACTGTGGCTGTTGAGAAACCAAGTCAACCTATTTCAAAGAAATCCGAACCAGTTAAGGCTAAGACTGTTGAGGATGACACACCACCTTGGAATGATGACGATGACGAAAGTTTGAGTTACTTTGAAAAGTTAGCCGAAGACTAAAATCTCCTTGAGTTCTTCTTGTAGTTTTAGCCCCTCGCAATGAGGGGCTTTTTTTAATATGCGGAAGAGAGTACTCTGTTTGGTGATGAACCAGAAGTTGCTTGAGGTGTTGATGTGATCACATTTGTTGGAGACGATCTAACTGTAGCATTTCCGTTACCAACAATATTGTTAATGTATGTGCGATTCATACCCAATTCAGATTGTGGAAATTTCAATTCGACTGGAATCTCACGACCATTTGGCAGAGGAACAACCGCTTCAGTTCCGTGTAGCATTGCGGCATAACCTGATCTAGGTCCTGATGTAATACCACCAACCGCAAATGATCTTCCTGCGGCAGCCATGTCTGCCATGAAGATTGCTCTAGCGGCACCAGTCAATGCTTCTTTTGATGTTCCTTTAATTCTATCAAGTTCTTGAATTGCTTTTGCAGTTGCATAGTATTCTTGTGCAAGTTCGCCTTGCAGTCTTGCAAGTTGTTCAATAACTTTTGGATCGCCTTTTCTTACAATCTCTTCCATGCCACCATTAGCGGCAATGAAATCTTCAACGACTTTACGATATGCTTTTCTAGCATCTTCAAAATTCTCACCCATCATATCAGTCAAACCTTTGACACTCATTGAAGCATCAAGACCAACTTTTTCTAATGATGCTTCCATTAGTTGGCGACCTTTTTCTGCGGCATATTCTAATTGCTCTTCTCTAGTATAGAAGTTTTCAAAGTAGAATTGAACATCTTTTGCATACTTGTCAATGCCACCAGCAAGATCAAAGAATCTATCTGCCAATGCGGCCGCATCAAATTCGTCTAAGGCAACATTAAGTGCATCGTAATTATAACGAAGTTTCAATGTAATGTCAGACATTGCGATTGCCGCTTTAGTCAAACGGTCAAATGTTTCGTAAAGTTTTTCTCCTGATCTTTGGAATCGATCAAGTGTAGTTCCAAAAGCATCTCTCAGATAGCCTTCAGCAAAATCTGTGATCATCTTTTCTAGTGCTTCTTTTTGTTCTTCTTCAGACAAACCTTTGAGTGAAACTCTAACCTCTTGAGTAAATTCGCCTCTCAACAATTTTTGATATGCATCACGATATGATGCTGAAGCGGTTGCTCGGTCAAGCCCCATTGCTTCACCAGTTTTCTTAATGCCGTCAACCAAAGCACCAATCGCCATTGTGATGCCTTTTACAAGTTTAGGATCAAGATCAGCATATTGTGTGTATCGTTTATCACTACGATAAGTACCACCTTTTTCTAGAATGTCTGTGTATTGTTTTAGTGAAACAGAATCGGTCTTCAGAGTTCCTGTAATACCTGTATCTGTAACTTCTGGTGCTTTACGACCGAACAGACGATTCACAATACCACCAACGGCACCAGCAATAAATCCTCCTGTTGGATCGAAGAACGAACCAACAACGGCTACGGCGTCACCAACGCCAGACTTATAACCACCAGAGAATGCATCAGAAATTGATTTAGCAGTCATAGCGGCACCAATCACGCCTGCGACATAACCTACTTGTCCAGCCGTAGTCATGGTTCCAACATTTGACATACTATAGAAACCACCAGAACCACCAGCCTGTAAACCACCACCAAAGTTCATTGCCGCACTTCCTGCGGCTTGACCAAAGCCAGATGTGGATCTCATCATACCTTCAACACCTAGTCTTGAAATTTGTTCACCCATTCTAGAAATGGAGTTGATGCTTGTTAATGCATTTAATACATCACCACCAGTAAGTGCGGCGTTGACTGCGGCACTCAATCCAGTCTGTGCCATTGCACCACCAAATGTAGATGTATCTACACCAAGTTTTCTTCCTAGATATTGACTACCAAAATTGATTAGCGCCTTGGATGTTGCTGGCATTCCGGGAATGAGAGAGCCTTGTGCTCCGACCATTCCTGCGGCACCACCACCGCCTCCACCACCGCCACCATAAATTCCTCTTGAACCAGATATGACTTGTCCTGTAACAGGATCAACGACTACGGCACCTCCACCTGCTACTGTTGGTGGTGTTGTAAGTGCTATAGTTTGTCTTTCAATTGCGTCAACGATAGGCTGACTGGTTGCATTTGCTTGCTCAAGTCTTTGGCGCTCCGCTTGATCAAGACTGAAGAGTGGATCGAAAGGTGTACCTAATACTTGTGCAAGTTCTTTTGCAATTTCTTTAGTGCCTTTTTCATATCCTAACGCACTTCTAGAACCAATTGAAATGCCTGTTGTTCCATAGATGAAATCTTCCATCGCATTCTTCTTGTTGCCACTCGCAAGGCTATTGAAGAATCGATTTGCGTTTTCACCACCAGTTTTATTTGCACCAAAGAGGGCAGGACCAAGAACCTGAGTTGCTATCTGGTCGCCGTAACTACCAAAGAGTTGTGTGAAGATTTGACCCATCTCCCCACCCATCTCTTTACCAAATATTCTGGTTCCAAGTTTTTGAAATGCTGGACCAATTGCAGATTCGATTGCACTTCTTGCGCCACCAGGTGCAGTACCTTTTCCAAAACCACCGGCACCTTTAGTGAGCATTCTTTCAAAACCATTTTCTAATGTAGTATAGAATCGTTTCTGTAATGCATCTCTTTCTGCACGATATTGTTCAGTTTTTCTTGCTTGTTCTTGTTGCCACTCAAATTCATCTTGAGTAATTTTTGCACTAATATTTAATGCTTCACTTACAGATAACGAACCAGGACGCTTCAATGCGTCATACATTCCATCTGCAATGAGTTTTCTGAGTTCAGTTTGTTCTTTAAGTGTAGAGGCTTTTAGTTTGCCTGATCGATCATAAAACTTACCATATTGTTTGTCCCACTCTTCGGCGGCTGCGGCATCTTTTGGTCGTGCGGCTACAGTTTCAGTAAGCGCATTTAACTCTCTATCTCTTTGAGTTAGTATTGCAAACTTACCTATTTTCGCTCTGTCTTTTAGAGACTGAGGTAAAGGTAATGCATCAATAAATGCATTCATACCTTCAATGAGAGTGTTTGCAATTAATTTGAAGATATTACCAATACCTTCAACAATATTTCCTGCAAGATTTTTTACTGCACCAGCCATTCTGGTTGTATCAAATGTGATCAATCCAAGAATAAACTCTACAATATTTCCAAGTGCTTTAAGTGCAGTCTTAACTGTTTCGCCAACGATGCCACCTATTACCTTGTAGATGTACATCATTGTATCAGACATGAATATGTCTTTGATTAGCGTAAAGAGTGCGAGTACGGCTTCAAAACCTTTTGATAATGTTTCTTTTGCGGCTTTCCAAACTTCTTGAAATGTGTCTGAAGTAATAATCGTACCGATGAATTTTAAGAATGCGGCAATGCCACTTAATACTTCATCAGATACTTTTGTAAAGAAGGCGGTCATCTGACCTTGAATTGAATTCTCACCCTCGCCAGTATCGATGCCCATGAGTTTGCCAAGCACATCAAAGAGACCACCGATACTTCCAATGAAGCCACCGATGAATGCGGCGATTCTCTGTTGAATTCCTACATTGCCTGGACCAAATTGTTTTTCAAGTGTTGCAGTATCAACTGCCGCAAAGATACCATCAAAGATTGAGATGATAACACCAAGCGGTACAATGACTTTACCTAAACCTCTTGCAAAAGCAAGCACATCAGTAATTTCACCAAATGCTTTTATAGGTCCAGAGAGTACATCACCAAGACCTTTGAATACGCCTAGAATTTTAGCAAGACCAGCACCAACGACACCAACCTTTGCAATATCTGCGGCAGTATCAACACCTTTAACTACTGCACCGGCATCATCAACATAACCAGCGGCTTTAGCGGCATCAGCAGAAACAAACTTTCCTGTTTCTGTGCTTCTAAATCTTGTACCTTCTTGTTTAATTGTTGGCGCTTTACCGGCACCAGGTCTTGGCATTCCTGGAATTGAAGGCATGATTCGTGTAACGAGTTGCGCCACACGATTGAATAGATCACTAATGAGATTACCAACAAAGCGAATTGATGTTCGAATTACATCGAAGATTTCATCAATACCTTTTTGAAGTTTCGGAAATCTTTCTGCAAATCCAAGTTTGAGTTTTTGAAATGCGTTCTTAAATAAATCAGCAAGATTGCCTAACAGTTTCGTAAGACTATCTGCAATTTTTGGAATTTTGATTTTGTCGAATATGCTCTTAAAAAAGTCTGGTATCTTAACTGTAAAGAACTTTTTAAGATTTTCTAAGAATGGCTTGAAACCTTTGACTAATTGCTCTACACCTTTTCCAAGAAGAAGAAGAGGTCCGAGACCAAAGCCAGGCTTGTCTTTCTTATCAAGAATTGCGAGAATTGCTTCAACGCTTTTCTCAATTGATTTAAGTGTGCCTAGAATGTCATTGTCTAGTTTTCTCTGTTCGTTTTGATTCTCTTCATCAAACTGTCTTTGGCGTCTTCTCTCTTCACGATCTTTTGCTCTGTCTGCTTTTTCTTCAGAGGTATTTTTTTCGAATGCTTTTCCTAAAACACTCAATCCTGCACCAAAAAGCGCAGGATTGCCTGAGATGGCTGCCTGTTTGAATCCGGCTCCAAAGTTTTGAACAGAGCCTTTGATTGTTTGACCTAACTTACCAACTAAATCTGCCATTTATTTTATCTTCTAGTTCGGGCTCTCATGTTAGCCTCTTGTTGTTTTTGTCTTTCGTTTTCTTCTTTAACGAACTGCGTTAGAAGCATAATATAAATTTCTCTTTCGAATGGCATCATCTCTTCTAGTTCAGTTAAACTATATTTATGATGTTGCATCAGAGCAAAATTTGTCTTGTAATAATTAGTTAGGTTATCACTAGACAATGCTATCCGAAAAAATTTGCCATACCCTCCAGCGTAATGTGATCATCTGTACCACACTTGTCACAACGCCAATTGATTGTATGCTTGAGTTTAGGCATTGTGGTAAAGAATCCGTTAATCTTAGCGAACTGCTCTTGGCTAAGGTTGTTAATGAATTCTTGCAATTCTTGCTTTGTCGATTCTGACGCTGGATATGTGTTCTCCGCATCAAAGATGTAGTCAATACATTGACAAACAACATCAACAATTACATCCATTTGATTCTTTGTGTCTGCTTTCTGCATTTTATCTGCAAGCGAGATGGTTGGATATTTCAATACAATACCAATCTGCTTTTCTTCATCAAGAACAATCTTGACTTGATGTTCTGGATCTTTTTCAACTTCAACTTCCATAAGATTGAGTGTGAATTTTGTAGTATGATCACACTCATTCATCTCACGATTTGTCTTTTCAAAGTGAGTTAGATTCAATTCAATTGTTTCACCAATTGATTTTGCACGAAGGCGCATGAAGAAATATTCCAAATCGAACATTGGAAGTGCGTCAACTTTTACGCCTTCACTTAAACAACAGTTTGCGATAATCTGTTTGATAGCACGAAGCATTTCGCTTGATTCTTTGCTCTCTAATGCCATCAAAAGAATTTTTTGTTCTTTGACCAAGAATGGTCTGTATCGAACTTGCTGACCTGAGGAAGGTAAAGTCAATTCAAATGTGGGTGTGTTAATTTGTGGTAAAGCCATAATGTTTCTCCTTAATTATGTGATTGCAGAAAGTGTTCTCTGCGTAAAGTCATTAACATGATATCTATATGCAATTGTGACGCTAAATCTTTGGTAACTATCAAACTCTTCCCAAGTAAGGTTCATTGGTCCAATACCGATTGGAAAAGCACCATTGAGATCGCACTTAGCAAGTTGCACACGCTGATCGTTAACCTGATAAATTGTTACTTTGCCTCCTTGTGCATAGTCATTGTAATATCGAACAAAACCTCCAGTTGCAAGACCGCCGGTGGCTCTAAAAGTTCCTGCATTTAGTCCAGGCTTTGTAACGATATTGTCCATCCAAGTTTCAAAAACTTTTCTTTCAGCCATATCTTCAGATGCAATAATCTGTAGATTGAGGTCATTGTATGTTGTATCGTATGCAAACTTTGTTGTTGGACCAAATGAAATGTCATCATTAGTCGCAAGTGTTCTTCCTGGAAACTCTGTCGCTTGACAACGGAAGCGAAAGGTTTGATTGAAGTTATTTACTCCAGCCGCAGTAGCAATTGTTGGTGGCAATGTTACTTCTGCAAAGAATAAATTAGGTCGTACAACCTTGACATTGTTTTTGAATGATGTTATACTAAACATTACTTGATTAACCTTCTACTGTCTGCCCAAATTGATTCTTTGTCAGACCGTTTAAATTTTTCTAGTGGCAAGAACAATGCAATATCCCATTCAATCGATGTTATCTCTAAAAATGGTGAACGAACCTGAGAATTTAAATATCTCTTTACAGTTGGCTTGAATGCTTTATATTTAGCCGCTCTGGCGAGAATACTGTAAGATATCTTCACTCTTGTATTTTCATCATAATTTTTGTCTGTTGTTGTAGTGTAAATTGCATCCATGAGTTTTGCTCTGAGTGGATGTGGCAAGTAGTGAAAGTTGATGCCTAAGAATCCGTCAGAGTATCTTTCGATAGGAAAAATCAAAGGAAAAGTATCGTAGTATGGCAAATCTGCTTTGCCTTTTGGATCGTACTTAAACAAATACATGTAGCCAGGTGTCATCTCTCCAACTTTGCGTTTCTGTTGAAAAGATCGAACAACCTTTGAAGGCGTCAAACGATTGGGCGCAGAGATTTGTTCTGCC